AGAAGAAGGCTTCGATCCTAATTCAGATGAATACTATGCTGAAATAAATAAACGAATGCAACTTGACTTCCCGCATAAATTTGGTAAGACTGATTCACAGGAATCGACTAAACTAACACAAACAGTAGCTTCGGCGAAGCGAAGTGTAAATCCTAGTCGCAAAACTATCAGGCTCACATCATCTGAAGTTGCAATCGCCAAAAAATTAGGTGTGCCACTTGAAGAATATGCGAAACAATTAAAAATCATGAAGGAGGTATAAGCATATGAGTACCGAAAAAATTAAAACTTCCCGTGCGAGTCAAACTAGAGAACAGACAAAACGTAAAGTAGTTTGGACTCCCCCATCATCTTTAGATGCACCCCCTGCGCCTGCAGGATTTCATCACAGGTGGATAAGAGCTGAAACTATGGGCTTTACTGATACAAAGAACGTAGCCGGCAGATTAAGATCGGGCTATGAACTCGTAAGAGCAGATCAGTACCCAGGATCAGAATATCCAGTGATGACGGAAGGCAAATACAAAGGGGTAATCGGAGTTGGTGGCCTGTTGCTGGCAAGGATATCGGAAGAGATTGTCAAAGCGCGCGATGAGTATTTTAGAAAAATTACTCAAGACAAAGATGACGCGATTGAAAGCGATCTTATGAAGGAGCAGCACCCAGGAATGCCGATCAATGCTGAGAGGCAAACCCGTGTAACCTTCGGTGGAACAAAGAAGGACTAATTTATTAGCGATTCCTAATCCAACGAATTTAAATTAATCGTAAACTACGAATAGTAGTTTACAAAGGAGAATAATATGGCAAATCAAGACGCAGCTTTTGGTTTCAGACCGGCAAGACATCTTACTGGTGGACAAATCAGAACTGAAGAAGCTAATATTGCTAATAACTATGACACAGCGATTTATACTGGTCAAGTAGTTGAAGCAGTAACAGCAGGCGGTGTTGAAGCAGCAACAGTCGGAGACGTGCAACAAGCAGGTGTTTTCGGCGGTGTGTTTTATACCGACCCAACAACAAGTAAACCAACATGGAAAGCATACTATCCAGCTAGCACAGCAGCTGCTGATATAGTAGCTTCCATATACATGGATCCAAACATTGTGTTTGAAGCACAACACGATGGAACCGGCACAGCAGCTCTGAACTTTGCTTCAGGGAACTTTGTAGGTGCGGGTGGAAGTACTGTGACTGGGCAATCGACTCAGGAACTAGATAGTGATACATTTACAACTACTGCATCAGGACTTAAGCAGATTGGTATATCTACAGATCCAGACAACAGCGATACGAGTACAGCTAATTGCAACGCATACGTTGTGTTTGGCAACTGGTGAAAATGTATTCACACTCGCAACAGGTATATAGGAGTATAAATTATGGCAATATCAAGAGCACAACTAGTTAAGGAACTAGAGCCAGGTTTAAACGCACTATTTGGCCTGGAGTACAAAAACTACGCTAACGAACACTCACAAATTTTCGATACAGAAAATTCTGACAGAGCTTTTGAAGAAGAAGTTATGTTATCTGGATTCGGAAATGCGGGTGTAAAACCTGAAGGTTCAAGTATCAATTATGATGCAGCAACTGAAACTTTCACGGCTCGTTATACGCACGAAACCCTTGCTTTAGCGTTTTCAATTACTGAAGAAGCGATTGAAGACAATTTGTATGACAGACTCGCGTCTCGTTATACAAAAGCATTAGCTAGATCTATGGCTAACGCAAAACAAGTTAAAGCAGCGAACGTTCTCAACAGAGGATTTAATAGTTCGTACACTGGCGGAGATGGTTTAGAACTGTTTTCTACTGCACACGTAATTGTGTCTGGTACAGAACAAAATGAACTATCAACTGCAGCAGACTTAAACGAAACTTCATTAGAGCAAGCATTAATTGATATCGCTGCAATGACAGATGAAAGAGGTTTAAAGATTGCTGCAAAAGGTGTGAAGATGATTGTCCCATCTGCTAATCAGTTCACTGCTGAGAGATTGATGAAATCTCAAGGTAGAGTAGGAACTGCTGATAATGATATCAATGCAGTCAAATCTATGGGTATGATTCCTCAAGGTTATAGAGTGAACAACTACCTAACAGACACAGACTCTTGGTACATTACTACAGATGTACCTAATGGTATGAAACACTTTGACAGAGCTCCTCTTACTACTAAGATGGAAGGGGACTTTGACACTGGCAACGTAAGATACAAAGCTAGAGCAAGATACGTTTTTGGCGTATCCGATCCTAGAGGTATTTACGGCGTCGAAGGTGCGTAATACTTAAAGAAAATTAATGGGGCGGCCTCAAAACCGCCCCATTTTGACTATAAAGACAGAAATTCACTATGAAAAACTTCCGAGTACAGATTCTTGCTTACGGCTATTCTGCTGATTTTAATGTTTCAGCCGAAGATACAGCTGAAGGTATTGAAAAATCAATCCTTGACAAGCTGGGAAAAAATGAGGTAAAGTTCGAATCTAATGGATTTACGAGGAAAGATCGTAAATGGATAACCTATGAGGAGGTTACAGATGACCGAAGACCTATACAATCAAAAGAGGTCCTTGGAACTAGAGTGGCAACAGGAGCACCTGAAGGAGGGCAAGTATAGTATCAACATGTCCTATATCGACATAAAAATTCAGGAGATTATTAAAGAAATCATTGCCAAAGAGTTTGAAGAATCTACTCTCCGTAATAAAGTAGAAGAATCCAAGGCTCAAGTTTCGATAGCCACTTAAGCGCTATCAAAAATCAGTTTTTTTCCTAGGGATCCCTTGCACTTAATCAAAAAATAACATATAAATTTGCCACTATACAAATTTTAAAAAAAATAAATGTAGACGCGTATAGTCGACATCCCTAGGGACTACATTTATATATTCTAGGAGGAATATAACATGGCAAACACAACTTTTTCGGGACCCGTAAGATCGGAGAACGGATTTAAAACTATAAGTAAAACTGCATCAACAGGTGTAGTACATGATAGAACCTATGGCACGCCTGCGAAGGATGCACGAAGATACTATTTAGAAGAAAACTTCTTACAAAGACCTGGTCTCAATGCAAATATTGACCAAGCATCTACAGTTGAAGTTCAAAGAGCTTTAAATAGAAACTGGGAAGCATTAGGAACTAACATGACTACTGCTCTATGTACATTTGCAACAACTGGTGCTGGAGTTTTAGTAACAACAGCAACAGCTGATGAAGACCAAGGTATTTTGTTACCACATTTAGATACTGCGGCGACAGCATGGTCGGGTTGTTTATGGGGTACTGAAAACTCAGTACATTTTGAAACATCACTACAGCTCCCTGCACTTGATAATCAAAAAGTTTGGGCGGGTCTAAAGTTAACTAATGATCAATTAGTTGCTACGGACGATGACCAAATGTTTTTTAAATATCAAACAGATGCTACAAACAGTGAAGCCTTTAGCGATTTTGCTAAATGGCATTTTGTTCATAGTATTGCTGATACTGATTATATTAGTGTATTACCAATTACTGTTGCAATAAATACACCTTATCATTTTAAAATTGAAGTTGATTCAGATAGAAAAGCGGCAATTTTTGTAAATGGTATTCAATATAATGTAACAACTACTGCGGGCAGCACTGGTGGTACAGCGGTAACAACTGGTACTACTAAAACAAAAGCTTTGACAGACAACATTGATTTAATTCCTTACGTTGGAATTGAAGCAGGAGATGGGGCAGCGGAAGCAGTCAACGTTCACTATGTTGCGTGTAGCAGAAACGTATACGAATAATAAACTTTAATAGAGCGGGAGCTTCGGCTCCCTCTCTCTAACAGGAGGAAAAAATGGCAGACGCAGTAACAAGTCAAACATTATCTGACGGCGATAGAGTCGCTGTTATGAAATTTACAAATATCTCTGATGGTTCAGGAGAAGCATCAGTAAAAAAAGTTGATGTCTCAGCTTTAGCAGCTTCATCAAGCAATGGTGCTACGTGTACAAGAGTTCATATTACACAAGTGTGGTATGCAATTTCAGGCATGAGAATTGATTTAGAATGGGATGCTTCATCTAATGTTAAAGGATTAATTTTAGGTGCTGGAATAGCTTTAGAACCTACTAATGGGCATTTTGATTTTAGATCTTTTGGTGGAATTAAAAATAATGCTGGTGGTGGTATTACAGGTGATATTGATTTAACAACTTTACATCACACAGCTAACGATGCGTATACAATTATTCTAGAGTTAAGTAAGTCATACTAGGAGGTAGCCCATGGCAAATACTACT